AAGAAATGCAAAAAAATTCCAAGTGGATATTTTGTAGGTAGAAGAGGGTATCTTGAACCTGAAGAAGATTCAGAAAAATCCAAAAAGAACGGAAAGAATGGTAATGGAAACGGTAATGGTAATGGTGGCAGCACCAATGGTAACGGTGGCAGTAATGGTGGCGGTAATGGTGGTGGCAACGGTGGAGGAGTAAGTGAAGATGTTGATTTCAAATATCCTAATGTAAGGAGAAATCGTAGATTCAGCACTGGAATGAAAATGAGTATGAACCCAACTACAGGAATGGGTGCTAAAAAATCTACTAAAAATAATCCAGATGGTGATGATATAAGAAATTCAACTTATAATCAAATTAAAAGATTAGAAAGAAAAAAAGAAGCCTTATCTAGAAAAACTGCATCAAAAATTGTTGGAATTAAGAAAAAAAGAATGAGTGAAGAACTCGATAAGGATGATAAACCATTCGTCAAAAAGTTAGTTGGAAAACTCAGAAAAGGTTCTAAAACACATGCAAAACAGGCAGATGATTTAGAGAAAGCAATGAATGAGGAATCCAACCCTCGCATACCTAGAAAGAAAGGGCAACCTGCAAATTCTAAAAAACACTCTGATTTATATACTGATGAAAATCCTAAAGGAACTATTCACGGACTCGGTTTTAAGGACGTGGCTACTGCTAAAAGTTCTGTCTCAAAAATACGTAGTTCTTCAAGATCGCATGCTCATAAAATTCAAGCGGCTGTTGCTATGGAACAAAGGGCGAGAGAGATGGGTAAAACCTCTGAAGCGGCCGTTTACCGTAAGTATATTAACTCTATGAAGAAAAAAACTAAGAAAATGAATGAGGAAAAACATGGTGATCATGAACCTGAGATGATTCGTAGTCAATTAAAAACTGCAGGTAGAGCATCTAAACGTATTGAAAAGCATTCACGTAAGAAAGATAATTTCAAAGCGTGGGTACAATCAAAGATTACTAAGGCATCTGATTACTTAGATACTGCTGCAGATTATCTTGATAGTAAGGATATGAAAAAAGAAGCAGCAAATCCAGCACAACAAGCTGCAATTGCAATAAATATGAAGAAGAAGGGAAAGAAACCTAAAGATATGTCTGAAGGTTCTCTTCGTCAATGGTTCAAGGGTTCTAAATCCAAAGACGGAAAAGGTGGTTGGGTTAACGTAGTCACAGGTGGAACTTGTGCAAGTGACGAACCTGGTGAAGGAACACCAAAATGTGTTTCATCTTCTAAGAGAGCAAGTATGACAAAGGCAGAAAGATTATCTGCTGCACGTCGTAAGAAAAAAGCAGATCCTGGTCAACAGCAAAAAACTGGTGCTGCAAAACCAACATATGTTTCAACCGATAAACCCAAAAAGAAAATGAAAGAAGAAACTGATTTTATAAATTTACCCCTTCAACTTGAAGTGCCTCAAACGGAAGGAGAATTTAAACTGGGCCTTATGTTCCGTGAAAGTTTGGAACAAGACAGAGGAATGCTTTTCATATTTGAAAATCCTGATCGTCATTCTTTTCATATGAAGAACACATCAATTCCACTTGATATTGCGTTTATAAAAGAAGATGGGACGATAGACAGTATTAAAGAATTAAATCCAAATAGTTCAATCGCAGTTTATCCAGACAGCGAAATAGTATTTGCAGTTGAAGTAAATCGTGGTTGGTTTGCAGAAAATGATGTTAACGTGGGTGACGCATTAATCGAAGATCAAGCAGAAGTAATAACTGAAGTAAAAGACAAGAAGGGTAAAGGTAGTGGGTCTAAAGATGCCTGTTATCATAAAGTCAAGTCAAGATACTCTGTGTGGCCATCTGCATATGCATCAGGTGCATTAGTTAAATGTCGTAAGGTGGGTGCTGCAAACTGGGGAAATAAATCAGAAGAAGTTGAAATTGTAAATGAAGTTAGTAAAAAAACTTTAGGTAGTTATGTCAAGAAAGCAGCAACAGAAATAGGTGTAAGTGCTATGAAAGGTGACTATAAGAAGATGCAGAAGAGACACAAAGGTGTATTAGATGCAAGTGATAAACTTCAAAAAGAAGGTGCGTATATGGGCCCTAGCAAAGATGATTTAAAACTTATAAACAAAATGTATGATAAGAAGGGTAATAAGTCTGATTTTGGTAAGAAAGCAGCAGAGTATGAAAAGAATATGGATCCTAAGAAACGTCAGGCACTTAAGGATAAAGCAACTAAGGGTATGAAGTTTACCCATGAAGGAATGTCTTACGGATTATATAAAGGATCTGGTAAACCAGGTGGTGCTATGAAAGATTATCTTGATAAGAAAGCAAAGATGCTGACTAAAAAGAGAAATAAACAATCCGATGCTGCTAAAAATAATCCTCATTTTGATAGCACACAACCATCACCTTCTGGTAGGAATAAGTATGAGCAAGTAACTTTTCAACAGTTTCAAGAAAAGTGTTGGCCAGGTTATGAGAAGAAAGGTATGAAGACAATGTTCGGAAAGAGATATCCAAACTGCGTTAAGAAGAAAAAATGAGAAACGAACCGTGGAATAATCAACTGGATAATAGAAACTATCTATCTCCAGTTGGTTTTAAATTTGTAATTACAAAAGCACCAAAAGCAGATTTCTTTTCAAACTCAGCAAATATACCAGGTATCAATCTTGGATTTGCAGAGCAACCTACTTATTTAAAAAATATTCCTGTTGCTGGTGATAAATTAACTTACGAAGATTTTAGTCTTAATTTTTTTGTAGATGAAAATCTAGAGAATTATATGCAAGTTCATAACTGGTTGAAAGGACTTGGTTTTCCTGAAAGTATTGAACAGTTTATTAATCTAAAAAGAGGTGATGAGTATATACCAGAACCAAGTGCAAGAAGTGCACTTAATGAATATTCCGATGCAACTTTAATCATCTACAATAGCAATTTCAATGAGATATCAAAAGTTCATTTTAAAGATGTATTTCCAATATCACTCTCAACTATAGAGTTTGATGCAACTGCAGGCGACATTAATTATGTCGTGGCCACAGCTACTTTTAAGTATTCTATATACAATATAGAAGTTATGACTTAATTTATGAATCTTGATGAAATTCAAGCATTATGGGATGAAGATTCAAAAATAGACCAAGATGAATTACATGTAGAGTCTACGAAGATTCCATCCTTACATGCCAAATATTATAAAATTTATAATAATTTAACTCTTCTTAAAAAAGTAGAAGAGATCAAATTAAAACAAACAAAAAAAGAAAAATGGTTATATTATACTGGAAAAGCAGACCCAGAGATATACATAGATAAACCTTTTGATCATAAAGTCATAAGACAAGATATGGATATGTATCTCGGTTCTGATGATGACTTGATCAAAATTCAAAGCAAAATGGATTATTATCAAGTAATGTTAAATTATTTGGATAGTATTCTCAAGAGTATTACTAATCGAACTTATCAAATAAAAAATGCTATAGAGTGGCAAAAGTTTATTCGAGGTTACAGTGACTGACATTATCATCAAAAAGAAGAATGAAGTATATGTGACTGTCAAGGCAGAACCACATATTAATCAGGAGTTATCAGATCTTTTTACATTTGATGTGCCTGGTGCAAAATTCATGCCACAATATCGTAGTAAGTATTGGGATGGTAAGATACGTTTGTACTCTCCAGCTACTGGTGAGATATATGGTGGTCTTGTTGATAAAATTGTTTCATGGGCAAAAAAGTCAGAATATAGTTTAGAGTTTGAAAATAATCAGTTTTATGGTGCACCTTTTGAAGAAAATGAAATTATAAGTCGAGAAGGAGTCAAGGACTATATGACTCGTATCTCAAAACATAAACCAAGAAATTATCAAATAGATGCGGTTTATGATGCACTCAGATATAATCGTAAGTTATTAATATCACCTACAGCATCAGGTAAATCACTGATGATTTATTCTGTTGTTAGATACTATGCAGAAAAAAGTAAAAAGATACTCTTAGTTGTTCCAACTACATCTCTAGTTGAACAGATGTTCAAAGATTTTCAGGACTATGGATGGGACGCAGAAAATTATTGTCATCGAATCTATGCAGGTAAAGAGAAGACAAATGAAAACCCTGTTACGATCACAACTTGGCAATCAATCTATAAATTAAAAAGACCATTCTTCAAAGATTTTGAAGTGGTGATTGGTGATGAAGCACATCTTTTCAAATCTAAGTCACTCATAAGCATCATGACAAAGATGGATGCTGCCAAGTATAGATTTGGATTTACTGGAACTTTAGATGGTACACAGACTCATAAATGGGTCTTAGAAGGATTGTTTGGGCCTTCTTACAAAGTTACACAGACAAAAGAACTCATTGATAAAGGACATCTATCAAAACTTCAGATACACATACTAATTCTGAAACATAAACCACAAAAGTTTGAAGTATATGAAGAAGAACTACAACATATAATTACACATCAGAAAAGGAATAATTTCATCAAGAACCTAGTTCTAGACTTAAAAGGTAACACTTTGGTGCTATTCAGCAGAGTTGAGACACATGGTCAACCACTTTACGAACTCATAAATAATTCCATACAGAATGACCGCAAGGTATTTTATGTGCACGGTGGTGTTGATGCCGAAGAAAGAGAACGGATCAGAGAAATCACTGAGACCGAAAAAAACGCAATCATAGTAGCATCTTATGGAACTTTCTCCACAGGAATTAACATTAAAAATCTTCACAATGTCATTTTTGCTTCTCCCTCTAAGTCAAGAATACGAAATCTTCAGTCGATTGGACGGGTTTTAAGAAAAGGAGACAGCAAGACACAAGCAGTTCTTTATGACATTGCGGATGATATTACGCATTTGTCACGAAGAAATTACACACTCAATCATCTTATCGAAAGAATTAAAATTTACAACGAGGAAAAATTTAATTACGAAATTGTTCAAATCGACTTAGGAGAGAAATGAAAAAGAAAAAGAAAGAAGAACAGCAAGATTTTTTAGCAGTAATTAAATTAGTTTCTGGCGAAGAAATTATTTCAACTGTAACTCCCTGTGAAGAAGATAATCGCACTCTTTTATTATTAGATAGTCCAGTAATGTTTGAGAATGTAGTAGTAAGAAATGGTGGAATGGGGGCAATTAAAGTTATACCTTGGGTTCAAGCAGCCACAGACACAATATTAATACTTGATATGGATAAAGTAATTACAATGTCTGAAGTATTTGATAAAGAAGTAATTCGTATCTATAATCGTTATATGACTGATAAAGATAGAGAGACAAATGAATCTGTAGTTACTAAAGATATGGGATACTTATCTAGTGTAACTGATGCTCGTATTTTTCTAGAGAAACTATATAAGAAAGATAGTTAATATATCTCTTAACCCTTAACAGAGTTATTCTACACATATTTCGTTACGTTGTCAAGTCCTCTTGGCAATATTTAATATTTTGTGTTATAATTAACATAACTAGCGGAGATCGTATGAAATGCCTAGAACTAGAAAAAGGTCGGAACATTACGTAAACAACAAGGAATTTTTAAATGCAATTGTCATTTATCGTAATCAATGTAAAAGAGCAGAGGAAGCTGGAGAAGATAGACCTCGTATCACAAATTATCTTGGAGAGTGTTTCTTGAAGATAGCAACACACCTATCATATAAACCAAACTTTGTAAACTACATGTTTCGTGAAGATATGATATGTGATGGTATTGAGAACTGTGTTCAGTATATCAAAAATTTTGATCCAGAGAAATCTTCAAATCCATTTGCTTACTTTACTCAAATCATACACTATGCATTTCTACGTCGTATACAAAAAGAAAAACGACAAATGGATATTCGTGCAAAAATAATAGAAAGATCTGGATTCGAGGAAGTCATGTCTGCTGACGGTAACTTCAATGCATCTGATTATAATACAATTAAAGAAAATATACAAGCAAAACAAAATTCATGAAGGTTGCTATTATTACGGATACACACTTTGGTGCTCGAAAGAGTAGTAAAGTTTTCCATGACTTTTTTCAAAAATTCTATGATGATATATTCTTTCCTACGCTAGAGGAGAGAGGTATTAAGACTTGCATTCATATGGGGGATGCATTTGATAATCGAAAGAATATTGATTTTTGGTCTTTAAACTGGGCAAAGAAAAATGTATATGATAGATTCCAAAAGTTAGGAGTTAAAGTATATCAGTTGGTTGGAAATCACGATGTGTATTATAAAAATACAAATAAAATCAATGCAGTTGAATCTTTACTAGAGGACTATGACAATATAGTTTCAATCTCTTCTCCTGACTCATATAAGATTGGTAAGTCAAGTTTCTTTATGATACCTTGGATTTGTTCTGATAACTATGAAGAAACAAAAACTAAAATTAGTCGCACAAAATCTAAAGTTGCATTTGGACATTTAGAAATAAATGGATTTCAAGCACATCGAGGATTTGTGATGGAACATGGAATGCCTAAGTCATTCTTTGATAAATTTGAAACTGTATTTTCTGGTCACTATCATACTCGTTCAAATGATGGTAAATTTTTCTATCTAGGTAATCCATATGAAATGTATTGGAATGATGTAAATGATAGAAGAGGGTTTCATATCTTTGATACAGAGACTTATGATTTTGAATTTATTGAGAATACTTATACAATCTTTGAAAAAGTTTACTATGATGATACAAATCCAACTTTGTTTAATGCAAATAAATTTAAAGATAAATTTGTAAAAGTTATTGTTCGTAGAAAATCAAATCAACTACAGTTTGAAAAATTTGTTGATAAGATAATTAAGATTGGAGCAATTGATGTTAAAGTTGTAGAAAACTTTGCACTCAATGATGAAGAGGTAGATTTTTCAAAAGATGAGGGTGAAGACACGTTAACAATTTTGAATAAATATATTGAAGACTCGGATTTTGATTTAAGCAAAGAAATTGTAAAGAACTTAATGAAGGAGGTCTACCAACAAGCCTGCGAACTAGACTAATGTATGTTTTAACTGTATCAGGACAAGAGGGAGAGGGAGCGTATGCTGTCACAGACCCAGATGGAGAAAGAGCATTGTATCTCTTTCTAAAGGAAGATGATGCTGAGAGGTATGCAGGTTTACTTGAAGCAGAAGACTATCCAGAAATGAGTGTTGTAGAAGTTGAAGAAGAGGTTGCAATTTCTGCCTGTTACAAGTATAATTATAGATATGTCATTATTAAACCTGATGATTTTGTTATTCCACCAATAAATTATGATAATATTCAAACAGATAAGATGGCGTAACTTTTTATCTACAGGAAACCATTTTACTGAAATTGACTTTACAAAAGCACAAACTAACTTAATAGTAGGAACAAATGGAACAGGTAAAAGTACTGTTCTAGATGCTCTTACTTTTTCTTTGTTTAATAAACCTTTTCGTAAGATTACAAAGTCTCAGTTAGTTAATGCTGCAAACGAAAAGGATTGCACTGTTGAAATAGAATTTGCAACATCAAATTTTGATTGGAAGATAGTTCGTGGAATTAAACCAAATGTTTTTGAAATATGGAGAGATGATGAACTTTTAAATCAAAACTCTGCTGTGAATGATCAGCAGAAGTGGTTAGAAGAAAATGTATTAAAGTTAAATTATAAGTCATTCACACAGATTGTAGTGCTAGGTAGTGCATCTTTTGTTCCTTTTATGCAATTGAACGCACCGAACCGCAGAGAGGTCATTGAGGACATCTTAGACATCAAGATATTTTCCGCAATGGGATTACTATTGAGAGAAAGGGTTAGGTCTACGAATGAAAGAATACGAGAACTTACAA